GCAAACAAAGATATAACTGAATATACTGAAAAGTATTTGCCTAAAATGTATTCACCAACCGAGGTGATGAAACAGGCACAAGAGTTATATTCATTTGTAACTAAAAAAGACTAGTATGTGGCCTTATAATCATTGTGAGTGGAAAATAATCACTTACGGTGTTCAAAAGCCATTATCTTATTGGAGAAAGTATAAAGGCATTATATTAATGAGTTTAATACCTAGTATTACACTTGTGACCTTTTTATTCTTACTTTTAACTAGATAATTATATTGGCCAGGAAAGCTTGCTTTTTCCTGGCCTTTATGATATTATAAATATAATTGAAGAAAAAAAAGATTATTTAAATCTTATTCTTTAATAAAACTTTTATTAAAAAAGGAGAAAGTTATGGCCATATCAGGCAAAAAAACCTTTGCTCAGGTTCAAGCAGAGCTACTTGCTCTTCCTCTAGGAGAGTACCTAGTATCATACATTGTTAGTATTATTCAACAGTGTGATACATTACCAAAAAAATCAGTCGACTCATTCGTTGCAGCTATCTATGATAAAGATGATGGCGAATCATTATACGATTTAAATAAACTGTGGGTTGATTTAAATTATCAAAGAAAACTCAAATTAAAACACTTATTAAACAATCTAAAATCTCACAAAGGTTTTTCTAAAGAAAAAGCAGGTCATATTGATATTGCAATTAGACCAAATGGAAAAGCGTTTGATTGGGACGGATTTAGACGAGCAGTTATGGCTATGTTATGTGGTATGGACAAGATAGCTGTTTCTATATACAAACATAAAAGAAGTAGATCAAATGTTGATTGCAGACAATATGAAGCTGAATTGTTTTTAGCTAGAAACGCTAAAAATGAAACTATGGGTGCAAATGAAATCTTTTTTGCTCGATACGCTAAAGGCGAAGAAGAAGCTGAAAAAATGAATACTGTACTTAGTAGAGCAAACATTAATGTTTGTGGTTTAAAACCAGGTGGTAAAAATATGGGTGGTTTTGCCTTCGTAGAAAAATCATTAGGTTACCACGAAAGAATGGATGGTGAAATAGTAAATAAACATATCTCAGATGATGATTTTGTGTTTGCTTCACATTTAATTCAATCAGCTTGGCCTAAAGATCCTTCAATTGGTGCTTATCTTGTAAGTGGTCTGGCAAATACTAGAAATATATTAAGATCAGACAGCGATTCGGATTATGATGATACTGATGTTGAAGAAGCTATTACAACATACGCTTCAAATCATAGTCAAAAAGACTTATCGGAAAATAGAGTATCAAATAAACCTCTACAATCGGTGACATATAATATCTTAAAGTATGCAATGAAATTAAACGGAAAGTCTAAAAAACTATCTGGTTTAAATTCAGATGAGATAGATATTATTGAGGATAACGAATAATAATGAGAGGCCAGGATCGCTTGACTTTCCTGGCCTCTTGTGTTATATTAAATAATGCGGATGTCGTATAAAAGTAATACACTAGGTTTCCAACCTGGGAAAGATTGGGCAGTACAATCCATCCGCTCCATTAAATTATGAAGGAGAACGTGAAATGAACCTAAGTACAGATACAGTTGCTATCTTAAAAAACTTTTCAGAAATAAACGATAATATTCTGTTTAAGCCAGGCAATAAATTAAATACTATTTCTGCTATGAAAAATATTTTAGCAGAAGCTACAGTAACAGAAAAGTTTGAATCAGAATTTGGTATCTATAGTCTATCAGAAATGTTAAGAGCTGTAGATTTATTTGAGAAACCAGATATTAAAGTCAATGGTGCAAACTATATGACTATTGCTGATAGTAAAACAAAACAAGCAATTAAATATTTCTTTGCTGATAAATCAGTTTTAGTATCGCCTACAAAGGCAATTAGTATGCCAGACAAAGAGATTTCTTTTTCTTTAAAAAAAGAAGACTTTGCTAAAGTACAGAAAGCTGCTACAACATTAAATTTACCTGATATTGCAATTAAAGGCGATGGTAAAAATATATCTTTTGTTGCAACAGATAAAAAGAATAAATCTTCAAATGATTATTCAACTGTTGTGGCTGAAACTGATAAAAAGTTTACTGCTTACTTTAGAGCTGAAAACTTTAAAATTATTAGTGATGATTATGATGTTGCAATTTCTAAACAAAAGATTAGTAACTTTATAAACAGAAATAAACCTGTTCAGTATTGGATCGCATTAGAACCAGACTCGGAGTTTTAATATGTCCGAAGTCTATAAACTAGAAGACGGTACTGAATATAAAGCAGACGACTACCTTAAAGTAGAAACCAGAGAATATCATCAAACAACACATTATCTTAATAGACAAATTGCTGTTTCTGATATTATAGAGGAGTTTGGTGATTTACCAACCTTTGAAAAAGGTTTATACTTTGATTGGTCTACCTATCAGGATGCTAGTGATGAAGATAAAGAACTAGCTGATAAAGTCCAAGAATTTGTTGACCAACACGATTATGACCGTGAAGAAGATTGTTGGACAATGAGTAAAGGTGGTTATGATGTTGATTCAGAAATTGTAAATGAATTTACAATAGAAACTAAATAATGAATAAAGTGAGGTTTATATTATGTCAGACTTTTTATGGGTGGAAAAGTACCGCCCTAAAAAAATTAGTGAGTGTATATTAAGTGAAGATATTAAAAATACATTTACTGAATTTCTAAAACAAAAAGAAATACCTAATCTGTTATTATCTGGTACAGCTGGTACTGGTAAAACTACTGTTGCTCGTGCTTTGTGTGAGGAACTTGGTGCAGATTATATTATCATTAATGGGTCAGACGAAGGCCGACAAATTGATACATTACGAAACAAGATTAAAAACTTTGCTTCAACCGTATCACTTACCGAAGAATCTAATCATAAAGTTGTCATAATTGACGAGGCAGATTATATGAATGCTGATAGTGTTCAACCTGCTTTAAGAAACTTTATAGAAACCTTTTATAATAACTGTAGATTTATATTTACTTGTAATTATAAGAATAAAATCATACCAGCATTACATAGTCGTTGTACTGTAATAGATTTCTCTATCAAAAATGGTCAAAAGGTTAAAACTGCCAAAGCTTTTATGGAAAGATTGTCAGGTCTTCTTCAATCAGAAAATATAGAGTTTGATAAAAAGGTTTTAGCTGAACTTATCCAAAAGTATTATCCAGACTTTAGAAGAACTATCAATGAATTACAAAGATATTCTGTAAGAGGTAAGATTGACAGTGGTATATTATTCAGTATATCTGAGGCAAATAGTAAAGAATTAATGAAGACTTTAAAAGATAAGAACTTCAATGAAATGAGAAAATGGGTTGTACAGAATTTGGATAAAGAGCCTAGCTCACTATTTACAAATGTTTATGACACTCTATACAATCATTTAGAACCTAAGTCTATACCTCAAGCAGTATTAATTATTGCTGGTTACCAATATAAATCCGCTTTTGTCGCCGATCAGGAGATAAATATGGTCGCTTGCTTGACAGAAATTATGGCGGGTTGTAAATTTAAATGAGGATAGAATGGCTAGAAGAACGCTTTTTAGAAAATTAATTGTAAGATTAAGAATGTGGTATGCTGATATAAGAGGTCATCACGGTAAACGTTGGGACTATGAACCAGGTGATTGGTATATGGGCAGACATAAAAATAGAAAATAAAACTACTTATTTTTATTATGGATAGAATTGACTACTGGTATTGGGAAAACATATTTACTTTAGATCAGATTAAAGAACTTAATTCAACTATTGAAGATAATTTTTATGGGTTTGAACCTGAAAGTTTAGGTGCTACCACACAAGGTAAAAAAATTAAAACAGCTACAGTTAAGCTTATACATTATTATCACGTAAAGAAATTTTTTAAAGATTTTACAGATGATTATTGTTCTGTAATTGAAAAAGAATTTTATTATGATGTCTTTCCAATGCGTAATTCAGATGTTTTAAATTACAACATATATTCGTCCGCTGATTCTGGCAAATACGATTTTCATATTGATACAGCTTCAAAACCAAATTTAGATTTAAAATTAACAATGTTAATTAATCTTTCACCTGAACCTTTTGAAGGAGGACAATTTGAGATATTTAATAATACTAATTATGAGGTTGAATATTTAAAAAAACCAGGTAATGTTATAATGTTTAAATCTCACCTAAATCATAGAGTTTTACCAGTGACAAAAGGTGAAAGAAGAACTTTAACTTTATTTTTACACGGACCAAGGTTTAGATAATGTACGAATTAAAAGACTATTTAAAAGCATTAAATGAAACAAAAGAGCCCTTACTAGATAGTGATGACTTGACTTGGGAAAAGAAGTATCCACCTTTCATTATCAATCGTTGTTTGTCTATGTTTTGGGACACTCTACCACAAGCAAACGAAATGAATGGTTTTCACTTCTTACCAAAGAAACTACAATTTCATTTTTTACTAAATAGTATAAGAAAAAAGAAGCGATTTGGTGGTAAGTGGTTATCACAAAAAAAGTTAAAAAATATAGATATAGTGAAAGAATATTATGGTTATAGTAATGAAAAAGCAAGAGAAGCTCTAACAATACTATCCGAAGATCAACTTGAAACTATAGAAAAAAAACTAGTTAGAGGTGGGAGAAAAAAATGAGTGAGAACATTAAATGGTCGGTTGAGGATATGTTAGAGGTTACCATAACCCAGCCTGATGACTTTCTAAAAGTTAGAGAAACGCTAACACGAATAGGTGTAGCATCCAGAAAAGATAAAACTTTATATCAATCTTGTCATATATTACATAAACAAGGTAAATATTACATAACACATTTTAAAGAATTATTTGCTTTAGACGGCAAAATGGCAACGTTATCAGACAACGATATACAAAGAAGAAACACAATAGCAATTTTATTACAAGATTGGAATTTAATAGATATAGTGAATAAAACAAAAGCTGAAAATAAAGCACCACTATCTCAAATCAAAGTATTACCTTTTAAAGAAAAAAAAGAGTGGAATTTATCTGCTAAATATAATATAGGCAAAAAAGTAGAGGCCAAGGATAATACTGAAAATGCAAGTACCGAAGTTTAGAGATTTTATTACAGAACAAGATATAGAACGTAAGGATAATCCAATTACGGTTGCGATTATTACGAAATCAAATCCTAATATCAGAAAACAAAAAGCTGGCGAAACACCTAAAAAAGAACGTACTATTTCTTTTATACAAAACGCTTGTGAAAAACGAGGTTTTAAATGTATTATCATTAATACAAAACACGCTATCATTACAGGTA